TGGGCGTCGTTGACTGCCAACTCATTCAACGCCAAGTCCTCGGCGGCGGTCGTCAACGCCTCGTCGATCTCCCGCAACCTGTCCTGAGCGTCGGCTACGTCCTGCGTCCCCGTGAAGATCGACTCCTGGAGAGCAACCAGCGCCTCGTCAGCGGCGATGAGGTCGATCTTCGACCCGTAACCCATCGCCTCCGCACGCGTCGCGTCGTACAGGGCACGCGTCGCCTCGATCAACGACTGCGCCTGCTGCCCGGTGATGTCGTTGGAGCGGGCCTGCGCTTCCGTCAGGTACTCCAGCACCCCGTCAGCGGTGACCAACTCGCCGGTCATCTTGAGGAGTTCTTCCTCGACCTTGCTGATCTCCTCCTGCTGCTGCTTCATCTGCTCGATCGACTCGGAGTCGTCGGCACCGATACCGAGCAGTTCGTTGCGTTCGTCGAGGAGGGCGTTGATCGCCTTCTCCGTCTGGCGGACCTGACGGTCGGCACGCAGCAACGAGATGACGTTCTTGGTGGCGTCGCGGGCCTCGTCGGCGGACGCCTGCCGGGTACCGAGGATCATCCGCTCCAGGTCGAGGATGGTCAACTTTTGCCGCTGCTGCCACGCCAACGCCGCTGCCTCGTCCGCTGCGGCGGCTTTGCGTATGGCGTAAATCTGGGTGCTGACTGACCGCATACGCAGTTCGTCGTCAAACGCTTGCGCCGCAGCCTGCGCTGACGCAATCCGGTTCAACTCTGTCTGCTCTGCCCACTCGCGCGCACCTTCGCCGCCTCGAATGACCATTAGGCTCCACAGCCTGGTGGCTTCCTCTGCCTCAGCGATGTCGTCCGCAACGCCTCTCCAATACAGATTGTTCATAGTCGCCGCGTCGTTGGCCTCGATCCATCCCAGCAACGCACGGTCAGCGTCCTCGGTCGCCAACGCCATCTGTTCCATTTCGTAGGTGGTCGTGGCTATCGCCGTCCCCATCTCGATGACAGGTTCGGTGATCGCACCGACAGATTCAGCCCACGCAAGCATCGCACGGTCAGCCGATGCGATTCCTGTTTCTGCCCCGGCATAGGCCGTGATGACCAGTTCCAACGCCGACACCAAGTCCCCGTCGGCGACCATCTGGTCGATGGCGGCCTCCGTCGTGTTGTCGAGTGCCGCCCGGTATGCCCGCACCGCCCGCTCGTCCTCGAAGAACGCCCGCGCCGTGTCCTCCAAGTCTTTTGTGTGGTCCCGCTGCGCCCGCGACGCNCTGTNGAGCGACAACGCCATCTCNTTGACCTGATCNGCGGANATATCGCCCGCCCGGACCGCCGCAAGGATNGCATCCTCCTGATCTCCGAACGCTCCGGGCACTTCGTTGAGCGCCCTCATCAGATCAGCCGTCGTGTTGTCCGTGGCCTTCATCTCGTCCGTGAACTGCCGGTACACATCGCTGCCGGATTCGATCGCATCGTTGTGACGACTGAAGTCCCCACCGAGCGCCTGGAACCCCCGGCGTGTCTCCACCGACATGCCGTTCATCGCTGTCATCTCTGCGTTGAACGCCTCCAGCACCGGCAACGCTGCGTCATTCAGTCCAGCGAAGTCGCGCATCGACTCGACCAGTGCGTCGATGTCTGTCGTCAGGATCACCGACGCAGTACCGGCCTCGGTCATCTCCTCCCGAAGCAGTTGCAGCGTCTCCTCAGCGACTTGACTGTTGCCGAAGAAAATCTGCAACACATCGGCAGCCTTTTCGAGCATCGGAACCAGTACCGGCAAGACCTGCTCGCCGATCTCGACCATCGACAGTTTCAGGTCCGTCATCGCCTGGTTCATCTTGAACCCGGAAGTCTCCGCGACCCGTGCGAACGCCTGGTCGACCATGCCGGTCGTGTCCGCCATCCGGCTGAAGATTTCCTCGGTCGTCCCACTGTTCTTGCCGAGGAGGTCCATGACGCCCATGAGGGCGCGGATGTTGCCGAACACAAGCGCGGCAGCGTCGGATTGACCCTCGAAGGTTTCGCCGAGCGTTTTGAGGACTGACAGCAGCCCCTCGTCCTTGATCTGCTGACGTAGCCCCGCCGCCGACAGGCCGAGTCCCTGCATCGCTTCCTCGGACTGCTTCGTCGGTCGCAGGATCGACGCCAAGATTTGCCGCAACTGGGTCGCCGCCTCGGAGGCGTTGGTTCCTGTACGGGAGAGGGCAGCGAAGGCGGCACCTACCTCGTCGAAGCCGACCCCCATTGCCGACGCAATCGGCAGCACGCGGCCCATTGACCCGGCCAACTCGTCGGACTGCAACTTTCCTTCACGGACAGCAGCCGTCAGAATGTCCGTCGCCTTGACTGCCGACAAGTTTTCGGCACCGTAGGCGTTCAGTGCCGAGGTCGCCAGGTCCGCGATCGTCGCCGTGTCACCGAGGCCGACCGCTGACGCCCTCGCCGACGCTGTAAGCACATCGGTCGCGGCGGCACCCTCCAGGCCAGCCGACGCGATGAAGAACATCGCCTCGGCGAGTTCGTTCGGTGCGCGTGCCGTCTCGCCCGCCAACTGTTTGACGGCACGTTCCATGCGGTCCACTTCGGCAGCGGACCGGCCGACCAGCGTTTCGATCTTCACCATCGACGACTCGAAGTCGGACGCCATCTTCGCGGCGGCGGCACCGATCGCTGCGAACGCCAGCGTCGTCCGCGATTTCAGTATCGACGTGACGCGCCCTGCTGCCTTCCCAAACTTGCTGAGGCTCCGGTCGGCCCTCTTGACGCCCTTCTCCAACTTGGTCGTGTTGGCGTCAAAGATCGCTTTCACATAGCCGACGTTCGCCATGCCCTACCGCCTCCGCCTCGACGTTGCCCGGCTCTGCGCCACCTTCCGGCTATGCGCCGCGTCCTCCGCCTCCAGGCGGAAGAACGCAGCCCACTCGACCAACTCGGACGACGACATGCGATCTAGGAGTTCGCCGACCGTCATCCCGAGTTCCCGTGCTAACCGGAAGTGGAATCGTCGCTCAGGAGCAGATCGTCCTCGGGAGTCGGCGAACCCGAGGAGTCTTTTCCCAAGTCGTCCTGCGCCTCTTTCGTCATGCCGGATGCGTTCATGCAGAAGTTGGCGAGGTCGGTGACGACCTGCGCGTTTTTGCCGAGCAGCATGTCCTCGTCGTCGTCGTCGAAGATGAGTTCACCCGTGTCCGGGTCGAAACACGTCTTGGACACGATCTGCCACCAGGCGTCGTGCGGTGCCCGTTCGGCGTCGCCGTGGTCGTCGGCCCATTCGGAATGGAGGATCGACCGGGCGCGTGCCGTGAGGGAACGCACCTCGATTTTGACACCCCACTCGGGCACGTCGTACAGTTCGGCGGTGCCGTCGTCTGCTGCTTTGATTGAGTCTCTGAGGGACACTCTTGGTCACTCCTTTTACTAGCGGTCAGAGAAACTATGTGATGTGAGTCAGGTCTAGAAGGTGCCTCGGGTTACGTTTCCGGTTACCTGAAAATCTGCTGAGAACGTGTCAACGTCTGCACGGGTGCCGATATCGAGTACGAAACGAGGATTGCTTCGCCCGAGTATTTCACATAGCCGCTGGTGTTTCCGGCTGGGCCGAACACGAACGACCTGGAGGCCGGTTCCGTTCCGATGAAGTAGCCGTCGACCGTTGCATCAAAGAGGCCACTTACACTGAGGGTACTGTCGCGAAGGCCCACCAGGTAGGATTTGCTGGTCGATCCGTAGGCCGTTACCTCCCCTACGTCAATCGTCTCAGGAAAATCGACCGAGGTCAGCGTGTCGCTGATGTCGCGGACGGTTCCACCCGTGTCGTCGATGGAGAAGAATGTTGATTTACCGTGTACGAAGGTTGGCATTGGTTGGTCCTCCTAGAACCGTGCGAATGTAACCATGAATGTGATGCTCCCCGAGGAGCCTGCGCTGGTGGCGGTCGCACGGATGTACCGATTTACGGTCCCCGAGCAGACCACCATCTCCGATGTCTTGGTCGCTGCCGCGACAGCGGTGAATGAGATGAGGTCGGCAGCAGACGAGAAGTCCGATGCCGAGTCATGTTGAACCTTGATCGTCGTGGTGCCCCCGGCGACGCTGTTCGTCGGAACGTGAAGCAGCGCCGCGCCGCCTGCCGACGACGACGCCGCACCATCAACACCG